GATCAGCTCCGTGAACCTCTGCTACGACGGATACGAGGGCCTCCCCGGCCCCCTGTGCCAGAACGTCATCGCCAAGTCCGGCCGCGTCTACATGACAGCCAACGGCCGCGCCAACCATGCGGGCGGCGGTGACCCCAACGTCCTCCAGGCTGTGATCGACGAGCGCTACAACGACCGGCCGCCCGTACCCCAGTACGGCAACGCCAACGGGATCGACGGCAACGCGCACTTCTACGGCGCCGAGTGCATCAACCTCGGCGACGGCAAGGACCCCTGGCCCGCCGCGCAGGTTGACGCCATGGTGCGCTACAGCGCAGCCATCTGCCGGGCCCACGGATGGTCGGCCAAGTCCGTCATCGCCCACCGCGAATGGTCCCGGGACAAGTCCGACCCCGCCGGACTCGGCATGCCCACCATGCCGGAGATGCGTGCGAAGATCGCCGAGAGGCTCGCGCACCCGCCGAGCTGGTCACCGCCTACAGCAGGGACACCCGACATGGCACCCGCACAGACGCTCCTCTCGCGCACCACGGACATGACCCTCGTGGAGAACGTCACCCAGACGGTCTACTGGGAGAACGAGCACCAGGATGAGGCCAGCGAACACGGCGCCGGAGGCAAGACTGTCGCAGACAGCGTCAAGTACTCCGCCGTACTCAACCTCGCCCTCACCGGGCTCGGGCTGAACGAGTCCATCGAGGTCGTGGCGGCCGAGGAAGACGGCAACGGAAACCTCCTCGGCGAGTCCGAGATGCGCCACCGCATCTGGGGCGTAGCCGAGGGCTTCCACCCCCAGAACGAGTCCGTGCCGTTCGTCGGCCGGGCCGCCAACCGCCTCGTCTTCCGCATCGTCTCCCGGGCCTCCGGGAACGTCACCGTGTCCGAGGCGTGGCTGTCGATGCACACCTGGCCGCTGAGCTAACAGCCGGGATGGATGAGCCCACGCTGGCCGAGATGATCCGCGCTCTTCAGGCCGACGTCTCCCGGATGCTCGCGGCGCAGGAGCGCTACGTCACCAAAGAGATCATGGACCTGAGGCTGGAGAAACTGGCCGAGAACCAGGCCGAGGACCGGGCCCGGCTGGACACGATGTCCCGCTGGGTGTGGTCGGCCGTGGTCGGACCTGTCATCGTGGGCATCATCCTGTACCTGCTGATAGGGAAGACACCATGAGATCGGTCCGCTGGTGGCTGCTCCTCGTGGTCCTCTCCGTCGGCGTGGCCTACGCCATCGCGTACGGGCAGAACGTCGCCGAGCGCATCGACCGTGCCGAATCGGACCGAGCAGCGCTCGCGGCGCAGGTGCGCTCCCTCGGAGGCGTGCCGGTTGCAGGCCCCAAGGGCGACTCAGGGACGAACGGCAAGGACGGACGCGATGGCAGGGATGGCACGGACGGATTCCCGGGCGTGGACGGATCTCCCGGACCTCCAGGGCCCAGTGGAGTTCCAGGCCAGCAAGGAGCTGTGGGAGACCCTGGCCCGACTGGCCCCGCCGGACCACAAGGGGAGCCGGGGCCGCAAGGTGACCCCGGTCCTCAGGGTCCGGCGGGGCCTACGGGGCCCCAGGGGGATGCGGGTCCGCCTGCTGAGTCCTGCCCAACGGGCACGCAGGGTGAGATCGTAGAGCTGAACGGCCACGACTACTGGTTGTGCCGAAAGGTGACGTAAGGGGACAGACGGGATGAGCGAGCAGATCTGGACGAGGCGCGACGGGGAGTCCACACCGGCCTACGACGCCTTCAAGGAGTACCTCCACCAAGGCGCTACACGCAGTAACGCGAAGGTCGCGCACGCGTTGGGCAAGTCCATCACGCTCATGAACCGCTGGTCATCGGCCCATGACTGGGTAGACCGCTCCGTCGCCTACGACAGCTACGTCATGGCTGCAGACACCGACGGCATGATCCACGCCCTCGCCGAGACGCGCGACAAGAACCTCGCCCTGATGGACAAACTGCGGGGGCTCCTCGACTCCCGGCTCGACGACTTCATCGAGCGCAGGGACGATCCCACCATCCGATGGACACAGGCCTGCATCGCCATGACCAAGATCGAGGCCAACTCCCTCGCCATGGGCGAGACCAAAAAGGCCAGCGAGAAGGTCATCGCCATCGAGGCCCTCATCGAGAAGGCCCTCGACCTCCAGAACAGGGTGCCGGAGGAAGCATGACCGTCTGGGACTACGCCGCCGAGCACACTCACCACACGGCACCCTGCGCCCGCTGCGGCTGCGCACGCGACCAGCATGAGGACGATGGCTGTTACGGAGGCTGCCCCAAGCTCTGCGAGGAGTTCACGTCATGACCATCAGCCGGGCGGAACTCGAACGCATGAGCCCGGCCGACCTCGCCCGTCTCGAAAGCGTCCTGGAGCAGGTCGTCCAGGATGCCGAGGCGGGCAAGGTCCCGTGGCGCTGCGGGCGCAAAGGCTGCGACGGCAAGCCCCACAAGGGAGCCCCGGGCCGCCATGCCCGCGCCCAGCAGCTCGCCCCCGAATGGGACTGGGACGTGTGGATGGCTCTGGCCGGACGCGGGTTCGGCAAGACGCGCATGGGCGCCGAATGGGTCATCGAGAAAGCCCGCACCCACGAGCGCGGAGCCCTCATCGGCCCCACCGCCGCCGACACCCGGGACATCCTCGTCCAGGGCGAGTCCGGCATCCTCGCCTGCGCCCCCGCCACCTTCCGCCCTACCTACAACCCCTCCAAGCGGCAGCTGACCTACCCCAACGGGGCGATCCAGACCCTCTACTCAGCCGACGAGCCCAACCGCCTACGCGGCCCCCAGCACGGGTACGGCTGGTTCGACGAGATGGCCGCATGGCGGTACATCCAAGAGGCCTGGGACATGGCGCAGCTCGGCATGCGCCTCGGAGCTCACCCCCAGATCTGCATCACCACCACCCCCCGCCCCCTGCCGCTCATCAAGATGCTCGTCAAAGACGAGCGCACCGCCCTCACCAAGGGCACCACATACGACAACCTGCACAACCTGGCCCCTACCTTCCAGCGCGCCGTCATCGCCAAATATGAGGGCACGACGTTGGGCAGGCAGGAGCTCAACGCAGAGGTCCTGGACGACCTCCCCGGAGCGCTCGTGGCACGCCGCCACATCGACGGCTCGCGCGTCGACACCGTGCCCGTGGAGCTCATCGACATCGTGGTGGGCATGGACCCTGCGGGCACCGGAACCGGTGACGAGACCGGTCTCGTGGTCGTCGGCCGCGGAGCGGACCAGAAGAACTACGTCCTGCACGATGCGTCCCGCAAGCTCACCCCCAACGATGCGGCCAACGCAGCGTGGGGGCTCATGGACGCATGGTCCGGCACGCTCCTCGTCGTCGAGGACAACGGCGGCAAGGACTGGATCGAGTCCGTCCTGCGGTCCGTCTACAAGGAGCGCGGCTACGAAGCACACACCGCACCGCTGCGCCGCGTCAACGCCTCCCATGGCAAGCGCCTGCGCGCCCAGCCCGTCGCCATGCGCTACGAGCAAGGCCGCGTCTGCCACGTCGGATCCTTCCCTGAGCTAGAGGATCAGCTCACCACCTGGATCCCCGAAGAGGACCCCTTCGACTCCCCCGACCACATCGACGCCATGGTCCACGCGGTCGCGCACCTGATGAAGAAATACGATCGCGACGAGACTCGGTTCCTGTCCCCGCACAACCTCAAAGGCGCCGGAGCGACCGGCGAACACCCCGCCATGGCCGCTCGGCGCCGTGCGCAGGAGCGCAGGGCATCATAGGGAGCAACATGGACCTGATCACGCTGCTTGTCGCAGTCCTGGCCACCGCCCGCATCACCCGTCTCGTCACCACCGACCGCATCACGCAGGCACCGCGCTCCTGGGCGCTGAAACGGCTCTCCTCCGAGGGCCTGGCCGCCTACCTGATCGTCTGCGACTGGTGCGTGAGCGTGTACGCGGGCGCAGGCGTAGTCGGCGTGATCATCCTCGGGGGGCAGCCCGGATTCTGGGTGCTCGCCGCACTCGCGTTCAGCTACGTGGCCGGATGGCTGGCCCGAGGAGAGGTGGAGTAGATGGGGATCCGAGACGCGTTCCGGATCGGCACGGGAGGGGCGGAGCCCGCACCCAAGGCCGTCGTCGCTGCCGCCATGCCCATGTCCGGCCCGGGTGTGACCATGGTCAACCGTGGCCGCATGCAGCAGACGCAGGAGCAGTGGCAGCGGGAAGCCTGGTACTACTTCGACGCCATCGGGGAGCTCCGCGGCCCCCTGGTGTGGATCGCCAACGCTGTGTCACAGGCCGAGCTGCACGCCACAGCCCTGGACCCTGACACCGGCCTGCCGACAGGCCCGTCCGAGGACCCGCGCGCGAGCGCTGTGGCCGCGCAGGCGTTCGGCGGTCCGGCACAGCGGGCAGGCCTGCTGCGCCTCGTGGCGCTGTGCTGGCAGGTGTGCGGGGAGGCGTGGATCATTATCCAGCCGCGCCCCAACGTGCGCGGGAAGCCCCAGCCCGACAAGTGGCTGGTCCTGTCGGGTAACAAGGTGCAGGCCAAGGGCACCGAGTGGCAGTACACAGACCCGTTCACCGGAGCGCTGGTCACCCTCACCACCAGCGACCGCCTGATCCGCGTGTGGTGTCCGCATCCGGATGATCAGGCCAAGGCCGACTCTGCGGTGCGCCCGGCCCTGCCGATCTGCCGCGAGATCGAAAAGGCGTCACAGAACATCGCAGCACGGCTCGACTCCCGTATCGCCACCAACGGCATCGCCGTCCTCGCCGATGAGCTCTCTGCGTCGGGCGAGGACTTCATGGCGCAGCTCATGAACACGGCCGAGCTGGGGCTGCAGAACCCCGGGCAGGCCTCCTCCCAGGTGCCCCTGGCGTTCAACGCGCCGGGTGAGCTGATCGCCAACGGGGGCGCGTTCGCGCACTTCGACCTCAACACCCAGTTCGATGCGTCCGTGGTTGAGCTGCGCACGGCAGGCCTTGACCGGCTCGCGTCCACGCTCGACATGCCCAAGGACGTGGCCGCGGGCACGCAGGGTGAGTCGAACCACTGGTCGGCGTGGCTGGTCTCGGAGGACACGTACAAGATCTTCATCAAGCCTCTGCTGCAGGCCGTCGGGGATGCTGTCACCGAGTACTGGTTCCGGCCTGCTCTGGTGGTCATGGGCGAGACCGAGGACCAGGCTGCCCAGGTCGAGATCGGCTGGGACACCACGGCGATCGTGGCCCGGCCCGATGACCGGGAGACCCTGGAGTCGCTGTACGACAAGATCCTGATCAGCGACGAGTACATGCTCACTGAGAACGGCGTGTCCCTGGACGCGATGCCGTCCGACGAGGAGCGCACCCGCCGCGTGCTGGAGAAGATCGTCATCGGTGCTCCGACGCTGCTTGCCGACCCGTCCGTGGCGGAAGCGCTCGGGCTGGACATCGAAGTCAGCCCCGTTGCGGCTGGCGTGGACGCGGAGGTCAACGCCGCGGGTGAGCTG